GAGAGACAATTTACAGTCACTATGCAATTGTTGGACGGTTTTATAAACTATTGGATTATTCAAGATACTCTACTTTATTATTATGCAAGGTCAACGAAGGAACCGTACACTCAAGACCTAACTCTTAGAATTTTAGATGCCGAAGGTGCAAGTGTTGCCTTTTTAAAGTTTGGGAAACCAATCATGAACTCAATTAATGAATTATCATTAAACATGAGCGAAAATGTAGCGGACTTTAGTACATTTGAAATAACATTCTTTTATAACAAATTAGAATTAGATTTAGAAATAGAATAAATATAACATGGAAGATATTAAAACATTTAAAGAATACCTAGTCGAGCAGAAAATAACTGAGAGCGACATGACTATTTTAACAGAGGGACTACAAGAAGAGTGGACTCCTGAATTAGAAGAAAAAGTAGATGCTGCACTTGATGAGTTCATCTCTGAATATTCTAATGAGGAAGGAAGCATTGACATTAATAGATTTAATGAAGACTTGACAAATGAGGGCCTATTAGGCTCTATTTTTGGTGGACTTGCTGGATTTGCTCTTGGTAAATCAGTAGGAAAAATGATAGCTAAAGTACTTGGAATTGAAAGGGGAGTATTTTATGATTTATTAACTTCAAGATTAGTTGGTGCTGCATTAGGCGCTGCTCTTGGTAAATAATAAAAGATGAATTACCTAGCAATTGACTTTTCCCTTAATTCTCCAGGGGTGTGTATTTATAATGATAAGAGTAAGAAATATCATTTTATAGCATACATGAAACCTGGTACCGGAACCAAGAAGGATCAAAAACTGCAAGAGGAGATTTCTCTCTTAAAAGACGTAACCCTTATTTACCAACCTGACTTTACAAATGACGAACAGTACTCAAGTGCCGAGCTCTTAAAGATTAAAAGGTATGATAAGATGGCTGATGACATTATTAATTTAGTGCTTCAGGATTCTTATGATGGAGATGGGTTTATGATAGCCTTTGAAGGGACTAGTTATGGTTCAAAGATGGGGACTAATAATATGATTGACATGGCGGCAGGAGCGGCTATTCTCAAGCTTAAATTACTAAGAACTCTTAAACCTGAAGATATTCAGACAATTGCTCCAACCTCGATTAAGAAGTTTGCTGGAAAAGGTAACATGAACAAGGGTCAACTCTTTGAAGCCTTTTTAAATAATGTTAATGGGGATAAAAATCTAGAGAAGAGTCCTTTTTATAAGTGGATTTTGGGGGAAGACTTTGGATCCAAGATTCCTAAACCGCTAGACGACCTAGTTGACGCGTTCTTCCTAGCAGCTATGATTTCAACACCCGAAACAAAGTAGCCTTTCTAGCTACCTTATCTCTCCTTCAAAAGGACTTTAGTTATATGCAAGTCTATCCCGTTTGTTTCAAAATACCGTAAAAATAATTAAAAAAGTTTAGATGTGAAACAAAGATTTAATGAGATATATAATACATGATAGTCTTTTAAGACGCTCTTATCTTTAAAAATAGGTCTCAAGTACATTAATACTAATAGACAACATCGCCGGTTAAGGTAACACATAAAAGATAGAGATTTTTGAAACATTATCAAATTAACGTATATAAGTTTAACAAATTTAAAGTATTAACAAAAATTAAAGCAATTTAAAGACATGGCAGATTTTGACATTTTTAATTTGGGAGTAGAAGACGTAGACACGCATCAACCCCAAGCAAGCTCATCAGTAAACGAAATTTACAAACCAACAGCTGATGATGGTAAAGACGGAACCTATAAAGCACTTATTCGCTTTGTTCCAAACCCTGAGAATCCAAGAAATTCTCTTATTCAAAAATACGTTCACTGGTTGACAGATTCAAACGGTAACGGTAAATTGGTAGACTCACCTTCAACTATCGGTGAAAAATGCCCAATTGCTGATGTATTTTGGAAACTACGTAATAGTGACTCAGCAGTAGACCGTAAGGCCTCTGAAAAACTTAAAAGACGTCAACAATATTACGCACTAATCAAGATCATTAAAGATCCGCAGAACCCAGAAATGGACGGTACTTATAAAGTATTTAAGTTTGGTTACAAGATCAAAGAAAAGATCGATGCAGAATTAAAACCAGATTTTGGAGAGCCAACACAAGTATTTGACCTATTTGAAGGTAAAAACTTTGAGTTGATTATCACAAGACAGGGAGAGTACAACAACTATGATAAGTCTAAGTTCTCAGCGTCTCAAAGCTCAATTGTAGTAAATGGAGAGCCAGCTGAAAGAACTAAAGAAACAATGGCAACTATCAAGAGTGAGTTGGAAACAGCACCTTCACTTGCAGGTTACGACTATAAAGCATGGGATGGAGAAGCTAGAGATTTTGTAAATGGAGTCTTAAAAATGTACTTAAACCCAGGAGATTCAATCTCAGAAGTGGTTACTAGTTCATCTCCAAAAACAGAAAAGCCCGCAAAGAAAGAGGCTCCTAAGAAAGAAAAAGTTGCTGAGCCAGCCGGTTCAACAGAATCAACAGGTACTGAAGTTAATAGTGATGATGATTTAGACTCTTTCTTGAATGACCTCGACATCTAAGATACAATTAACTGAAGAGTTAAGACTGAAAATTATGAAAGCGCTGAAGGATGTATGTCTTTCAGCGCATTCTAATGTAAATAAGCAGATGCTTAACGATATGCATGGTCGAATTACCATGGCATGTCCCTATTGCGGAGATTCACATAGTGACGATACCAAAAAGAGGGGTAACATGTATTGGGACACTCTTCAATATCACTGCTACAACTGTGGACACCACACTGATGTTAGGACACTATTAAAAGACCACCAGGTAAGAATCCCTAACTCAGAAGATTCATTTACTATAATTGACTATATAAAACATAATAGGTCAGTAACTACACAGGCCGATACCTTAAAACACTCAGTATTTCAAACTGCAAATGATTTAGCAATTGATGTTAATGATTTTAAAAAAGGATTTGGCGCTTCTGAAATAGAACCAGGAGACTGGATTTGGCTCTACCTAAAGAAAAGAATGTTACATAAAAAGAGTGAAGAGTTCTTATTTAGTAAACGCGACAATAGGTTGTGGATTCTTAACTTTACAAATAATGGCAAGATAATGTCAGCACAGAGCCGCCGAATGAAGGGTAAAGGCCAAAGGTATTTAACATACGACTTACCAAAATTATATGAAGAGCTTGGTAAAGAACTAAATCAACCGCAAGAAGTTTTAGAAAATATTACTAAATTGTCAACCCTATTTGGTATCATGCAAATAAACTTTCAAAGAACAGTTACAATGTTTGAAGGTCCAATTGATGCTAAATTTATGACTAATAGTATTGCACTCGCAACTGCCGGTAGAAACACTGAAGAGTTTGATGAAATGGCAACCGTCAGATATATGTTCGATAATGATGACACTGGTAAAAAGAAAATGATGCAAAAACTTAAGAAGGGCAGACCTGTATTTATGTGGTCCAAATTTCTTAAAGAAAATAAATTAGATACATATAATATCAAAGATCTAAACGACCTTGTTATTAAGTGTTTTGAGCTTAGGAATCCGGCTCTTAAAAGAATGGATGATTATTTCACTTCAAGCCCGTTAGATTTATGGTACGTATAGAAGACATAACAAACACAGTGGAAAAAGATTTAGACGATTTTTATAACGACCGGGACCGATTTAAAGGCCTAAAAATGTTAGTTGACTTTCAAGTTAACGACTATAAAATGGACGATAAAGAGATTAAATTAGGGTCTCCAAAGTTTAAAAAGAAACTAAAGACCAGCGTGTTTACAAAAGGTAAAAAAGGAAGTTCATTATTTTAAATTAAAAGTTAATGTCAAGTAAGGATAAAATTATTGCAATTGATAAAAAGTTGAGCGATCAACGAACAATGTGGACTTCGAAAATAGGTGACCTATCAAAGTCACTTAGATATATTAACGGAATGGAAGATACTATCGCGATGGTACTATCAAACCGACAGATATTAATTGAACAAATAGCATACATCAACGTTAAGATTAAAGAACAAAAAAGAAAATTAGCCGAAAGGTATCGAGAAAAATATCTTGAGTACTATAATTTTGACTATAAACTAGGTGAAAAGCAAAAAGAGCAATTCATTCAAGCAGACCTTGCTGACGAAGGAATAATACTATCACACTTAGAAAACCAACTAGACTTTTTTAAAGAATCGGTAAAAACCCTAGATAATATGGGATTTGCCATCCGAAACAGGTTAGCATTAAAAGACCTATAATCGGTAAATAAAAAAACTGTGCCATGAATGGAGCTCAGTTTAACAGAAAATAGACAATTGTTGAGAATCGACAGCGCAACCGCTCTCGAACTTGAACAAATTAATATATCACTCACTAAAAGAATTGACTCGTGGAGATTTAATCCACTTGTCAAAAAAGGGGTTTGGGACGGCTACATATCATATGTAAAGGATGACAAGTGGATCCCGGCTGGCCTATGGAAAGAGGTGATGGATATATGTAAAGAATATAAGATCGATCTTAAGATTCACGGAGTTACCAATCTTTTTGACCGTGAGATAAATGCAGAGTCATTTGAAAAGTGGGCTCTTGATTTCTTTAAAGATTCTGAAATTACACCAAGAGACTATCAAATAGATGCCGCATATAATATTCTAAAGTTTAGAAATTGCCTATCAGAATTGGCAACATCTGCAGGTAAGACCCTAATCTCATTTCTTACAGTAGCCTATATTTTAGAAAAGCAAAAGGCAGAAAAGATTCTATTTATAGTACCTAATGTTTCTCTAGTAATTCAAGCAAGTGAAGATTTTACAGATTATAACTATAAAAACCAGGTAAACATCAAAATACAACAAATTTATTCTGGACAAAAGATAAGGTCCGGTAGAAATGTAGTGATTGGTACATATCAGTCGCTTATTAAAAAACCTACCGAGTATTTTGACCAATTTGATGCGGTTATTATCGATGAAACACATAAAGCGAAAAGTGCCAGTATCAAAACTATTCTCTCAAAATGTAAAAACGCAATCTATAAGTATGGACTTTCAGGTACAATACCAAAGTCTGGTACTCTAGATAGACTAACACTAATGTGTCATACCGGCCCATTAATTACTGAAGTAAGTGCAAACTTTCTACAAAACGAGGGACATATTGCAAAGTGTAAGGTTAAGGTGATTGAAATGGACTATGCACCCGAGGGTGCAAAAAATGCCTTTAAAGAAATGGCGTTCAATAAATATGAAAGTAAGGACGTGTATAAGTTTGAGCAAAACTACGTAATTAACTCCCCGGGAAGACTAAACTTTATTTGCAGTATTATATCAAAAGTGAAGGGAAATAGCCTGGTATTATTTCATAGAATTGAACATGGACAAAAGATATATGAAAAACTAAGACAGGAGAGTGATAAGGTAGTGTACTATGTTGATGGATCAACTGACAAGGACATTAGGGAAGAATACAAGAAGAAAATGGAAGCAGGAGATGAGGTAGTTATTGTAGCGAGCTACGGTACATTCTCGACAGGTATTTCTATTAAGAAAATTCACAATATATTCTTTACTGAATCCTTTAAATCAGAGGTGATAATTAGGCAATCCATTGGTAGAGGACTAAGACAACACAGCTCAAAGGACAGTGTAAACATTATAGATTTTGTCGATGACATTAGCTCTCCAGATTGGGATAACTATTTAATTAGGCACGCTAAGGCCAGGCAAAAAATATACAATGAACAAAAATTTAAGTTTGACATTAAAAAGGTTAAATTTGAAGGAGATATATAAAACATAATCAAAAAATAAAATAATACAATGCCGATTAACATAAAATCATTTAGTGAATTTAGTAAATTCAAAACGGAACAAGAGGCGATTGCTCTAGAAAATGAGCAAAACTTAAAAAGAGAAGAAAATGCTTCAACATTTAAAAACCTATTGTCAGAGTATGGAGTAGATTCTATATCTTCATTAAGTCGTGAACAAAAACAAGAATTTTATTCTAGACTAGAAGAAGGTAATGCTTTCGGAGATGCTGTTAGAAAGGCTAAAGAGGCTGGAGAAAAAGAATTTGAATTTGAAGGTAAAACTTACAAGGTTGAAGAATCTTTAGTTAGCGAAGCTATTCAAGTTGACGGTAAAAGAGATGCTAAGAAAGTAGTTACTCAATATAACAAGATTTTTAATAAATCTTTAGTAGATTTTGGAGCAATGACGACAGAATCAATATTAGGATGTATTAAATATCTTATGAGTGAAGCACTACATGATGCAAACTTCCATAGAGAAGCTGAACCAACTGCAAAAATGATTAAGGGTAATATTAGACCTTTAGAAATTAAAATGCCAGGTTTAGGTGGTCACTTTGTAAAAATTGGACCAAAAACGATTAAAGAAATCTTAGACAAATACTATTCAGATATTGCAAGCGCAGCTGGATGGGGAGGTATTGGAATTGTTGAAGGTACTGCGCTATACTTAGAGCAGATTAAACAAGAAGCAATGGGTCAAGCCGCTTTAAATAAATTCAATACAATGTTTGAAGGTGAAGATGTTAGAATTAACGTCGAGGCTAGAATTAACGAAGCTAAAGTATTAGAAGCAGCAGCATGGGAAATTGGTAAAGATTACCCATCATACGGAGTTGTTGTTGGAGTAACACAGGATGGAGACATTTGCGAAGTTTCTTTTGATACTGGTGAAAAAATCGTATTTAGAGATACTGGATCTAAATGGGTTCAAGAATCTGTAGTAACTGAAGGTCGAGTTAAGCAATTCGAAATGGACCTTGAAGATATGATTAAAGAGATTAAAAGAGGTTATGGTTGGATTGACCCAGAATTCGTAGAAGATACATGGGAAAATATGAGCGACTCTATTGATTTTGAATTGGTTAAAGAAGAAATCTATAAAAGATTAATCGCAGCAGGCTTATTAGCGTATGCTGACGATGAAAACGAAGAAGAGGCTGGAAAATATATTAAATCATTGAAAGAATTAGGGATTAAAGAATCAGTAGTTACTGAGGCTAAATTCGTAAAAGATTTTAATAGAGATGTTTTAGATGCGAAAACAAAAGAAGAAGTTTTAGAGCTTTATCCAAACGCAGAATTCTTTATCGGTAAATCAGATCATTTCTTTGGAGAACTAGACGGTAACTTATTCTTTAAAGCATACTATACTAAAGCACAAAAAGAATTTGAAATCAAATCAGTTTATTCTGAAAAAGGAAG